CGTTCCCTTGATACCATCTCATGTGCCGCTAATGGGTTAATGGGATTGGTAAGATCAGGAACTCTATAATTTTCTAACACAGACCCTCTACGTGACATAGTTATACTTGTTTAAATTGAACATCAATCTTTGAATAATAAACAGTCAAGAATACATTTCTATCTTATTCCACCTCCTGCACTCATGCTCCCACCGCCACCCATACCTGACCCCATTGAAGTAAGGCTACTATTCATGGAATCGCCATAACTATTTATATTTTTTGCCCCTTGCTGTCTTAAAGCATTTTGAGCCATTGTTACATTTACTCTATCCTGCCACCTTCTTAAAGTATCATCAAACATATCTTTATGTTCTGTGGTCATTCCTTCTTGTGCGCCTGAAAGGTTGGCTAATTTTTGTTGGTAGTCTTGTCCTTCTAACCTCCCTAAATTCGTGGATTGATCGCCTGCTTGCCCTTGTATCCCTGCCATCATAGCCAATGCTTGTGATGAATCTGTTGTATTTCTTTGTATGTTACCATAAGCATTACCGGCTGCACCTGAAATACCTCTCTCCATAGTTGCTGCGCCAGCCATGCGACTGTTTAATAATGTTTTAGCTAATTGATACCTTTCTGCTGCATAAGGAGATGACGTATAAGTTGGGTCTTGTTCCAACAATTTGTCTAATTTTTTATCAGCTTTCATCCCGGCAACAGCACCAAAAATAGTACCTACTGTGTTCATTGCCATTCCTGAAATACCGCCTATCATGCTTCCCATTGTAAATTATTTTTGAAATTTAAAATAATAAATATCTACTTCTTTATGTACTCCCCCATATTCATACCCACATTTTTCAACCATCCTTTTGCTTGCATAATTATCTATATCAATAGATGCTCCTACAAACTTTATATCTTCAAATCCTTCACACCAATTCGTTAATGCTTTTATCACTTCGCTTCCAAACCCTTTGTTCATGTATTCGTCTTTTACATGAATCCATATCTCCACTACTCCATGTTCGTTTACGGGTCTTAAAAATCCTGCCTGTAATATATCCTCCCCTTCATAAAAACCGCACCAAAAAGTATAAAACAAATGTTCTGATTCAGGTGCATTACCCATTGGAGTTACTGTATAATCACACACTTTCTTTTCATCTTCATCATTTTTCACAAATCCTTTATGCCCCCTTACGTAATCAACCAATTCTTCGTGACTTAAAGATACTATTTTTAATCTATTTGTATTTAAAATCATACAGTAGTATTTCCACCGGAAGGTATTATTCCAATATTCACAAACTTTAATTGCAATCCACTGCTCCCCGATACTGTAAATTCAGTATTTATAAACATCGAAACATTCCTCATTACCTCTGCTGTTAATAACCCGTTTGTATCAAACCCTGTTGCTGTTGGAACTAATTTATTTCTAAGAATATTTGCAACAAAATTACCCTCGATATTTCTAAAACTGAAATCTACTAAATCACTTGACTGCTGTATTGGGTAATCATTATAAAAGTAAACGAATGTTGGGCATAAATTACTTTCTGTTGTATAGTTTAGGTAAACCTTTGGCTTTGTAGGTGAAACATTTGAAATACACATAACCTTAGCCTTGTACTGCACTGTATAGAAGTTACATTGGTTATCGTATTGGTTATGTAAAAACATCTGTCCACCCGAAAAAGAATATAATTGATTTTGAAGTGTTACAAAACCTTGTGCATAGAAAGTATAAGCACCTGTCCATCGGCTCATTTTCAAATCATATACAATTGTTTTCCCCTGGTAATCTAAAATATCAAATGGGTATATTACGTTAGGATAGTCAGGTAAGTAACCTTTTGGTGGTGTGTTAGATAACTTAGGTATTGATATTAAAAGTTCGTCATGATGTGGATCAACTGTAAAATAAACAAATGGTCTGCCACCTAAAGCATCAACTTCTTCATAAGTCATACTATTTCTTTTTTCACACCACACCTTCCAAAACCTTGTCATTTTAAAATTAGAAATAGGGAATAATCCATTAGCACTATACTGTATAACACGCCCGTTACTTCTATCAAGCCAATACACGTTCCCCCTATATTCAATAACTGTTTCAGGGTCTATTGTTCCGAAATCACCTTTCAGTACATTTACAGTACCTATTACATTAGGAGCAGAAGAAAGGAATGCGTTTTTATCAGCACCTACTACCTGAACTTCTCCCATATACAATGATGCTGGTGCAGATGTTCCTATACACAAAACAATATTACCTTGTTCCTGAACCTTTGATGTTTGTATTAATTTCTGAATCTCTCCTAAGTCCATTGGAAGTATTTTTTCATCAAGTGCATCAAAAGAACTTAAACCGTTTGTTTCCGTTCCCTCTAATAATACATTGCTCCATCTTGCCGCTGTATTTTTTCTTACCTGTTTTGAAATTTTATTGATATTTACTTCACCCCAATTTCCTAACCATTCTTTCCAATGCTTACTGTTAGAAGACATATTTTCAGCCCGATACGTTCCGTATGCAGTATATCTTGCCTGTAAATAAACATCACCGTAAATAGCATCGCTGCCGGTTGTATAAAATCTCGTAGGCAACCCTGCATCACCTACGGGATAAACTTTCCCGTTAGTATAAAATGGGTCATCTCCAATTTCAGCATACGGTGTATATATTTCAAATATAAACTTATCAGTACCGGATAATACAGGTGTAAAATTCCCTAAATCCTGTAGTTTTATAATGACAAATCCGCCCTGTTGGCCTATGACTGGCAATGAATACATTGTAGCTGTACCATCTTTCCATAGTTTCATTATATCACCTGATAATGCGTCATATTGATACCCCATTCCTTCGGAAACTAAAACAGATAAATCAACAGCAACACCGTATGCAGATGCTATATAGGTATCTTGATAAGATAAATCACCTGTTATTGAATTTTTTATTACATATTTAAGATTAACCGATCTTGACTGAATAAAAAACCTTGTGCTTAAATCTTTAGTTATGACAGGTTCGTAATAATATGCCTCAATAGGTATTTCATCTGGAACTGCACCTGAATTAAGCGTCCAATTTATTCTGCTACAATAACTGGAATATTCATAATTCCTGTTGTTTACTGTAACCCTTAAATTATCATTGGTTACAACATTGCCAATAACACGTTTAAACCTATCCCTAAATACTATACCTACTTTTTTTGTTCCACCGGACTTAAATACCGGATTCTGAAAAGGTATTGTAGATTCATAATAAGGTGAAACCTGTAAAGAAGATAAAACTGGCGTATTGTAACTTTCAAGATTGTAACTTAATAATAGCCTACTTAAAGAAAGTTCTAATGCCCTTGATTTTAAAGGCACACTGTCAAACGGCTTTACTGAATAAGCTGCATCCAGTGCCAACCCTATTTTATCATTGTAAAAACTATAACTTAATGCTGTTATACCTGCATTGTGATTTGCTATTTGTGCAGCCTGTGTAGCAACATTTTTATTCCATGATTTTATAACAAAAAAGTTCCCCGAATTACCATAACGAACACAAAAATCTACTTGTTGTACATCTTGATTGATATGTTCTGATGTGCTGGCAGAAACTATAGCCATATTATAAGTATCACCGTCTGCATTGTAGTTTATGAAGTTTGAAGGAGTACTTAATACACTTTTTTCACCATCCCTAAATAAATACCTCCACGAAAATTGACCGGCAAAATTCTCCATATCATTTACGGTAACACTTGGTTGTGTAAACTTAGCTGCGGAAAGTGGTACTGCTGGTGGTCTGCGAATAAGATAACATACTTCTATTTCTAATGGCTCTACATAGGCTTCTTCATCCGTTTGGTATGAAGGGTTATTCATTTTTATTGCAGCATCAATATTTATTTTTTTAGGCTCTTGGTTATTGTCTGTCCAATAAACTAAACTGCCTGTTACCCTTATACTATGAATAGGGTATCTTAAACTGAAATTTAACCCACCATCAATTTGATATGAAAATATTGCTAAATAATCTGTATTGGTACTTCTATCGTAAACAGTTATTTTATCGAAATCAGAATTTGTGGTATGCTTCCAAAATGTAATTACCCTATTGTTTACAATATCCGGTTCGCTCCCGATTTCTAAATGCAGTGTGGATTTGTTTGTTACTGCTAAAGTACCACCAATACTTTCCATTACACCTGTAACGCCTTTATCTGTGCTTCCTGTCCTTACATTTTCAGCATTAACCCATTCATTTATTCCAACAGCAATAGGGGCATCATCGCTATTTAGCCTTCCCATTTTATCTCCCTGCTCTGCAAAATATTTTTTCTCTTGGTTCATTAAGGTGGCGTTATTATTGTTTCGGTAAACAATATATCTTTTTCATCAATAAGATAAAACACATTACCGCTTATTATTGTAAAAGGGGTTGATTGGTTAACATCAAACATTACAGAATCTCCTACCGTTGTTTTATCTGATGTTTCATAAACCCTTTGAACACTTCCAAAATTCAGTGCCTTCCCCCAACTTGTAGCTACTATATCATTTCCGCTTGCAGAAAGCAACACTATAACTTTCCCTTTTGATAGTATTAAATCGGTTAATCCCATTAATCAATAGTTACAACGTAATCAATTTCTCCGCTTGTTACAATTATTATTTCAGCACTTGCCGGTACTTTAATGTTTGTAGATTCATAGTAAGAACTTGTAGCCGTACCTACTGCCGCAAGATTGATATTAAACATATATCTTTCACTCCCCGAAACTACTATTCCAACCTTAACAACTATTGCTCCACCTGTCTTATTATAAACCGAAAATGATTCTATAACACAAGGTATATTATACGCTGTACTCATTATAGAACCACTTGTTGTACCCTGCAATATCGGCATCTACTTAATTTTAATCAACATAATATGAAAATACAGGTTCAGATTTCTTTAACTTCCCCTTTAGATGGAAATGTACAGCACCATCAGAAATCCCATTTAATCTTCCAGCTTCCGCTATTGAATTATATACATCCCCTGTCTTATTATGAATAATTTTCTTTGGCTTATTGCCATCATAGTTATTTACATATTTCTCCTTCCCATTATTAAAATCATCTAAATATTGGAAACAGGTATTATTTGAATTTTTCCCATTTAATATGTAACTTAATGACGTAGGATTCATGTTTGGGAAAAAGATTTTGGCTACATATAACGAAGATGGATATATTTCTTTTGTATTTGTATTAATAACTTTCTTTGCTGACCAAGTTAATTTGCCTTTATTCGCTTCCCCTATCTTTCTTTTAGTTTCATCGCTCCTGTGCTTACCAAAATTAGGATGGTTAGCACCTCTTTTTGCTAATGAGTTCTTTAATTTTGCTTCTTCGCTATGTTTGTATCCTTTAAATCTTAATGATGTCTTATTTCTATTTTCATCGGTAACAACTCTATTTTTACCAGCTTCTGATATTTTCTTTCTCGCTTCTATGGTATGCTTAAACCCCTTCGCTGTTTTCTCCCCACCCTCACTAATATTTACTAAAATACCTTTAGGGTCTATACATTTCCTACCATATTTTTTTATATAATACTTTTCAAGTAAAGCAGCCTCGTCGAAAGATATATCTTTTTTGACTATCTTGACTATTGGTTCGCCATATTTTTTTACATAATTAACCCAAAACTTATTTCTTACTGATTCATAACATAATGAAGCCCTTTTTAAAGAACCTATACCTACATAAAATACCTTTTTAGTATCCCTGTTTAAATGGAAATATAAAACGTAATCATTATTTATTCTTATATTTTTCAATTATCAGTTTTTTATAGACGCTGTATAATTTTGCCTCAATGTGTTGCGAATATCAATCAAAGAGAGATCACTAATATTTGCACGTAGCAATCTTTTTTCATTATAATACGTTCTCCCTTCGGCTGAATCTTTATTTTTAGCACCCGGACTTGTTTGCCAATCAATATAAGTGCTAATAGCCCTGAATGCCTGCCAATCTATTTGACTTGCATTATCAACCCCCTGCCCATTGCTTATATATTGCAGAATAATATTACCCCCTGCAAAATCACCTGTAAGCTGAATACGCCTTTGTTCCTTTATAACTTTATACCCACGCCCTGTGCCTCCATTAGCACCGAAATATCTGCCGGTAAATTCACCCAGGCTATCGACATTCCAAAACCAGAAAGCACCATTCGATCCAAATAACAAAGCATTATTCACATCTGTATTATCTGCATCAGGCTGTACTGTAAATTGCCCTGTTGTGGTATCGTGAACCCTTAATGGGTTTATGTTTGATTTATGTGGTACTTGTTGCAGAAATTCACCTGCTGCTAAACAACACGCTACATCGCTTGAAAAGTCATCGGGCAATACTGCTGAACCTGTCGCATCAACGGGTATGTTTTTCGTATTAACTATTTTCAGGGTATCTTTTGATAACTCCCTTACTGCTGTGCTTGAATGAAATAACGCCTCTGAATAAAAGTGAATAGGGAATGACCTATCAAGCAACCAACGCCTACAAATAATATCTAAGGTAAGTAATTGCATTACGATTGTTTTTGTTGGTTAAGTGGAACACCTTTGTTTTCAGCAACTGTACCTTCAACCAATTTATCCGGCAGTGGTTGTGAACTGTACATTTTATACACTTCTGAAATTATCTGCCATTCATATTCAGGTGGAACAGGTAAAACGGTGTAGTCATCGTATTGAGATATATCCATTATGGCTAAACGCATTGCCAATACAACATCAGGGAATAGGGATTTTATATCTTTTGTAAAAAACACTTTGCCACCAAAAACTTCATACCCAACCTGACCTAATAAATCATTTATCATTGGCTGTGATTTGAGTAATCCAGCCTGCCCCATTTGCAATGGAATAAACTCTTTATCGTATTCGTAATTACCATTTAATTCATATCTTGGATATATGGCAAATACTCCCATTCCTCTTGGCAGCATCATTGGTTTTATAGGCAGTGTTGCTTGACTTTTGCCATTGGAAGTTGTAACTTCAATACCTTCATACAATGCTAATACAGAACCATTTGGTATAGCCTCACCTAACTTCATATTTACATTGAAATACTCCGTTTTCAACAAGGAATTGATCACATTTCCGCACGCTAATTTTATCTCGTTTATTGAAATGCTTGATGCCGATTTAACATCTCCGCCTTCGATTAAACTGATGCACATTTCCGCAAGCCTGTATATGGTGATAACTCCCATTTTTTAATTATTTAAATAATCCCATTTATAATCTAAAAATAATGTTTTATTTTTTAACGCCTCACAAATTCTACCGCTATTCACATTAAACTCCTTTGCTGCATCAGCTATTTTGCTATACCTTCTACTTTCTTGTGTGTACTGATTAATTATAACAATCTGCCTCCTTAATGGTTTTTTAAAATCACCCGTATTTAAACTGTCTATTTTATCATAAAAGCAGTACCAGTAATCATTACAAGTTCCCTTACTCTTTATCGCATACGAAATGGAAGATGTACTTACTTTCTCTTTATTCGCAGCATCCTTAACAGAATCATAAATAGTTAAAATGTTCATATCTGAATCAACCTTGCAAACTTTTTTTGTCATACAATCAAAATCAGAAAGTACATTATTTGATGTATAAGACCAATAATACCCACAACACCCTCTTTTTCTTATTATAGCCCCATAAATAGCTTTAAAACTCCCTGCTATTACTTCTGCTGCTGCTGAAAGGCTTTTGTGCTTTTTTATTACTGCCCCACTATACATATCTATTTGATAAACTTCCTTTTTTACACCATTAGATATTCTTTCTTTAAAATCAGTTGCATTAACAGTATAACCTAAAAAATCAAAAGAAAAAATAAACCCTTTATATAAGCACTTTTTTTCGCATAAAACACCTACTCTATTATCTTTTACTTTTGCATACTTACATAAATCTTGAAGAAGGTCAAACTTCTTTATTAGTACTCCTGTAACTCCATCATATAAATACGATTTCTTTGCATTCCATGTTACCCTTTTCTTTTTCTTTTTTATTTCAAGAAAAGAATACTTGTCATCCCCGCCATCACTTTGATTGCAAAGTATTCCAGTCCCAATATCAACTCTCCCATAAAATAATATCAACTCCTTTTCTTTTTCACATATAAAATCTCTGCTATTAGATTCTACCAATATTTCTATAAGAATATCGGCCTTATTGTAAATAGCTTTCCAGTAATTGTTTCGTCTTTTAGTAACATAAGCCCTTTGATATTCTGATGTATAAGATTTAAAATTATCCTTTTTCCTTTTTGATCCTATGCCAATATAGAACGGCTCATTCTTATCCAATCGGATATGTCTGTATAAATAATATTTGCCGTTATCCACTATCATGTTAATACGCCCATTTAGTTTTTGGTTTTAATCCTTCGATAGCGAATAGGATGTACTTTTTTACTTTTGTCATTGAGGATGTTTCGCTGTAATATTTTTTTTCTGTCATATTACCCATGCTATCATAAAAAACAACAACAGAATCAAGTCTTTTTTGGGCAGTGCAAAACGATACTGCAAATAAAAACAAGCTAAAAAGTAGTACTTTCATATTTATTATTTTATGGTTCTGTAACTGAAAATCCTTTGTTTTCTTTTTTCTCTAATTTATCTCCCATGTATGTTTCAAGATACTTAAATGGGAACTTAAATTTAGTAGTTTTTTGCCCTGCAATACCATCAACTACTGACAAATCTTTCATAAATGTTTCCGGTGTAACTCCATCTGCTAACCTTGCTTTTTTATTCTTTACATCTTCTAAAACGAAATCCCTGTAAACGCTGAAATCCTTTTGAATTGGAATAATCATTTCCCTTGATATAGGGCTGTCTGGATTTTCAAGTTTATATTTATCTATCATTTGCCCACCGAAATCATCTTTATCCAAAGACGGATGCCCTTTTAACCCCTTTGCCTCTAACCAATCTACATAGCTATTCCATCCTTCCCTTATCTTATTGTCAATGACAATTTCTTTTTTACCGTCTGGTTTTGCTCCATCTTTTAATCCTTTGTACATTTTACATCATATTTAATCCTGTGTAATTGGCTTGTGATGCCGCCTCCGCAAATCCTGATACATCTGCTTCTTTGATGTTTATACCTACTGACTTCAATGCTTTAATAAGAATCGTATTTATCATATCTTGCCCCCACTCTAATTGAGTTGAAGTTCCTGCATTATAAACAATAACCCTGCCTGATATTACACTATACCCGAATACAGGCTTTACAGGTCGCCTTAAATAAGTTACATTACCGTTATAGGCGTATGTAGGATACAGTCTGAATGTTTTAGCTGCTGTTTGTTCTCCAATAGGACTTGTTATGGTTACTGGGTCTATTTGAGAATTAAGCCTATCTGCCCTTTCATCTTCATTTACAAGTTTTACGGGATAGTAAACCCTACGATCTGAAATATTGAAATAAATCTGTAAATCAAGAAATTTTATGTAATCTTCATCGGGTACTATAACGTAGCCGGAAGTAAGTGTAGTAAAATTATAAACGCTTTTAAATGGGGCAAGCGCATCCTTTATCCTTTGTGAAGTAGCGTATTTTTGGTAAAAGTCATCAAATACAGACATTTGACCATAATCCAAAACAGATTCAAGTTCAGGGATAGTATAATACATACCCCTTTCCTTAGAAATCCAAAAATTCAGGAAATTAATCTGATCGTTTAAATCCATTTAATATAGGTTATTGGAATCAAATTTACTATATTATCTGAATATTTTACAAATAATTTTATTCGTGAATATCAACACCCAAAATGTGTGATTGCGGAACTATTACAAATGGCTTGTTATTTATCTGGTATTTTGTTGCTATCATTGGATTGAAGTATGCCCAATCACCTTGCTTTGCATCTATTTTTGGTTCATTGTTTAGCGTTCCCCCGATGTGCATTATTTGACACTTAACTGTTCCTTTGGCTATTTTAGAACCTGCGGATAGTATTATTTTAGATTCCTGAAAAGGTCTAAGCATTACATATCCATTAATCATTATTATTTCTTCGTTCCTGATAACTCCATAGATAAGACTTATATCGGCAGCGAAGTATTCTTTCCCCTCATGCCATATCCTGTTTTTGTAAACAGGGTCTTTACCTGCTTCTTGTTCATGGAAACTATATATCACCTGATGGGAAAATATAGCCAAATCACCTACCTGTATATCAGCAGTTGAAAAACCTTTTAATCCAAACCTGTCAACGGTCATTTTTGGTATGCTTATTACTTCACCCACTATATTAACCACATCAGTAGGGTCAACACTTGAATTGTTTTGTATGGAAGCACGTTTTAGCAAATCAGATATATTACCAATATACTTGTGTTTTACTTTAACTATTACTTTGTTTGAAGGTGAAATCATTTTATATAAGTTATTATTAAATAAAGTATGATACCGCCCATGCCGACAAAAGACAATGGCAAAAGAATAGCCATGTATTTTTGTGGATTATCCCACATATAGAAAAAGAAAAAGAAAAAAAATAACATTGCTAAACCTGACAAAAAAGCTACAAACGGATGTGTTCTCATTTTTTTATTTTAAATTTATCAAATCTTTTACCGTTGCCAATAACTCTTTCAGAACAGAACCATAAAGCCATAGTTTCAAAGATAACCTGCATTTCTTCTGTGCTAATGTTTGATGGATAAAAGTTACCCCTTAATGTTCCATTGAAAGTTACCCAAAGGTTATACCCTGCTACCGGACAATTAACTAACGATTGTTCCACGGGGAACGTAACTATCCTGCCTAAGAAATGTGGGTAGTCTTTTTGAACTATAAAATATTCAAGTTGTCCTTTCTGTAATTCTCTGTATGTAGCAAACGGTATTTGCATTATCCTTTGTATATGTCTTTTGGTTCAAGTATTTTATTATAATCAACGATTGCTTTGTTGTTTGCACTAAATCCAGGTCTTTGAAGTGCCGGAAAAGGATAACAGAACTTAAAATCCCCCCCCATATCACTAACGGCTGTATCTATGTGCTTATTTTCATCTACTGATAGGAATTTATCGTAATAGTTTTTACTAACGGTATATAAATGAAAGCCACACAATACATTATTTGAAATCGGTGGAACGTATGTACACCCTAAATATATATCGAACTCTTTCGGCATTTGCTTTAAGTAATAATCCCAAGCATCGGGGGAAGAGAAAAAAAGGTCTTGTTCACCGATGGTAACACTATCCATATTATTATCCTTTGCCCACTGCACTATCATTCGGTGTGAAGCGTTTATGCTCCTTACCACACTATCGCTAAATACCTTTGCTTCCCAAAACATGAATTTCGTTATGCCTTGTTGAATAAACTCACCTAACAGCCTTCCATAATCTTCACTATGACGGTTATCATATATTACATTTAAGCATGGTGGTTCTGTCATTTTACCCATTCGCAAACATTTATATGGTTAGAAACTGCTGTTGTATGTGGCTTCCCTTCGGGCTGATAATCTAACCGATACCTAAAACTACTTAATACTTCATTCATTCCGTAAACATATTCAGCACCGGGTTCTGTGTCATGAATAACCATTACAGGTGTATCCTTATATTTACTGATTAATAGTTTTCTTATTTCTGCTGGTGCTGCATCAATAAACATTAACCCTATTTCACCTCTAATATCTACCCCCATATAATCTTCTACATACCTTGATTTTGTTTTTTCGCACCAAAAATTATTATTATCAAAAGAAAATCCATCTCTATATGAAATTTCGCAAAACTTTCTTAATAATTTGGTTGACCCATCTCCGCTACCAAATTCAACTATCCCTGCATAGCTATTCTCACAAGCAAGGTATAATAATGGTCTATGACTATCCCAATCATTTTCACTTTTCCATTCTTTAGGACAATCAATATGTGTGATTACTTTTTTCATAAATGAAATATTGCAGTTTTCCAACAGTTCCCCTCATGGTCTGTATGTGTTGTACATGGGTATATTTCTTGTTTAAAATTCTTTAGTAGTTCTTCACCTTTGGGGCATAGGAAAACGTAATCTTGCATCCAGTTGTCCACAACTAAAATCAATGGTCGTGGCAATGTCAATGCCTTTTCAATTACTTCATATCGGTAAGCGTCGTCATTGATAACTACATCAACATTAATTGGTATTTCGCAATACATTTTATCCATTCCTGAACAATCATTGCATGGTCTGTAATGGTAAAATAGGTTATCTATTTTATTTGATGCTGCAAGTTCTTGTGATTTATAAATCCATTCATCATTTCTTTCTACTACATGAAGTTCTTTACATCTTTTAGCCAACCAAACATCCCCTCTACCTGCACCAAACATCCACACTATCTTACCAGTCCAATCCTGTTGTTTTATCCAATCCAATGAGCCGTGAGTAAACCAACATTCAACTAAGTTTGTTTCGCTATCTATTCGTTGACCAAAAGAAAGTTCTTGTGTATTCATTGGTTATAATTTTTCAGTCCATGTCAAATTTTCTACGGCACAATTCTTACTATTGCCATCTATAAATCCTACAAACTTGTAATTGTTTGGGTTTGGTAAAAATTCATTTGCTACAAGTTCGGCTAAATCTTTGATTACAGGATTATCATTTTCATCCATCAGGATAACTTTTTCTCTGCCATCTTCCCCTGTGAATGGTTTTACTCCATCACCATTTTCTGCCACATTCAAATCCTTCTCATAGAAAGCAACAAAGTAACCTGTTTCTGCTGCAATAACATTGTTTACTCTTTTAAATACTTCAATGTTTTGTTTTTCTAAATCCTTTCTATAATCAACTATGGCACGAACTAAATGCCTATCTGCTGCTGTATCTTTAAAAGCTATTTCAGGCTTTACCGTTAACGGTAACTGGCATATAACTATTGGTTCGGTATTCATGACTTTTGTTTCTCTTTTTTCTTCTTACAATTTATTAAATCTTTAAGAAACCCTAAAGCATTGCTTACTTCTATTGCCTCAATGCCACCTAATTTTGTTGGTTGTTGCAAAGAAATAAAATAGCGCACTCTTTGGTAATTGAAATCATCCATTTTATAAACAAATTTTTTTATGTCATTCATTACTGAAATAACATATACTTGCGGTCTTTTATCAATAACCATATCAATACACTCTATAATAGTTTCTTTTGTCATAACAATAATTTTTTATATTCTTCATTGTAAGAAACAAGCCATCCAAAATCTTCTTGTGGATAATGGTACTGCAATATAGTAAGTATTATTTGAAAGTTTTTATCTTCATAGCCGGGGCGATTCATGTGGAAATCTATTGTATCAGGATTAAGCCTATCTAAAATAAAGCTATCGTCACGATCATAGCGAAGTGTCGCAAATTGCGTTCCTTCTTTTGCCCTTTTTGTTAATACTTTTGTACCTGCCCCTTTTAATAAGTTATAAGCAGTTTCTTGATCCTTCGACCAAAAATTCCCTCTGAAATGTAATGATTCTATATCACCCAATAATAAATCCAAATTTTCCTGATATGTTTTTGTGTGGCATATTGCCCTTCTCCATTGCTTAACTGGTGCAGAAATATAACACATTGGATATTGATTATCGGGAACTAAATCATAACCGAATATTTCAAATACTTCGTGATCGCCCATGTGAGAAGGCACTTGGAACAAAGCCATGTCAATATCTGAAACTATAAGCACTTCATCTTCCGGTAAATCTAAACAAGCACCATATAATCGAGAACATTGAGCATAGGTAGCTTCTTTATGTTCAGGTGCATTAAATTCATGGCAATAAAATCTCAATCCCTTATCCTTCTTAACTTTCATTAACAAGTCAAACTTTTTATTATTATCATAATTAGCATCTAAATGTGGCATAAAACATATAACATCTACACCAAGTTTATTCCAAGCCCAAACGCAAATTGGGATAAAATACATATACCTATCATCGTATGTTGTACTTATAATTGCTTTCATAAACTATCCCTTTTTGCTAACCCAGTTAAATGATTCCAACACCGCCCCACCTTAATAGCTTTAATTGTATTAGGATTTACCCCGTATTTTCTACCAAGTTCGGTGTACTTTCCTTTTGTTATAAATATTTCCATTACTTCGCTGTCTGTTAGAACAACATTGCTTTGTTGTTGGCCTACCAAAATTTTAATAAGACCTGTTTTTAATGCGTGTGTTGTATTTTCTTTATGCGTACACCATTCTAAATTTTCAATTCGGTTGTCTGTCTTTATCCCATTCTTATGATTTACACATCTATAATTATTGGGATTAGGTATAAATAATGTTGCTACTACTTTATGTACATAAAGCCTTTTTTTATTCCCAAACCCCTTAAAACCTACACCAAAAGTATAATACCCTGGATTTTTACAAACTACTGGTTTTATTATAAATGGTTTTTTTCTTTTAAAAAGCCCCCCTTTATTCCACCCATATAAAGACCTAAATATTAAATTGTTTGATACTTGGAAATATCCTTCATAATCAGGTATGTCATACCATGTTTCTTTATCCATAATAAAAAGCCCGACACAAAAGGATAATCACAATCGCTATGTAGAGAAAGTGCATTTGTGCCGAGCCTTAAAGTTTGAAATGAGTTTATCATAACAAATTGTGATTATCACAATAAAGATAATTAAATACCTCCAATAAAAAAAACACATTTTTCTTTATTGTATCCCGGGTTCCCCCCATTGTAATACGCAACAAAGTCTAAATCATTAATATTTAGACCACACTTATGAATAGCAAGTGACCATAGAGTTTGATCTTGCCTGGCGAACTTCATTCTTGGGTCAGCACTATCGTTTATATCATGTGTTCTGCTATTTCTTGAAAGACCCAAATCCATAGATTCTTTCCATAATTCATACACCTTTTTGCCATCTGGATTATCAAGCCGCAATCCACAAAGACCGGAAGCTATTTCAGGTAATTGTTCTGCTTCATCCCTTGTAAACCCAAAATGTGCTAATGCTAAATCAGAAGATGTTTCAGCTATGTTATACCCTGTTCTAAAACCAACCACCCCTTTATCGCTTATTAAATCAAATAACGGCATTGGGTTTTGTATAGCCCAAAAGCTACTATCAACCCAAAGTATATGTGTAAACCCTTGTTTTATAGCTTCTTCAAATGCTGCTATTTTAATGTAATAAGGTATATCATCGTGTCTTGGGCAATTAGGTGGGTAATCTTCCCATGTTAAAATTGATCCGCCCCAACCTTCAAAATTTAAAGTACGAACCAATCTGCGTACCCCTGCCGGATACCACCCATT